TCATTGGCTACATCTATACCATCACCATAGCAAGCATAGATTGCCCCTACTTTTCCAGCTTTTTCAGCCATTTACATCACCTCTAATCATAATCAATTTATCATTTATTTATGCCGAAGTTAAAACACATTCACCAGTGCCTTGAAAACCGATAGTTGCCGATACAACTCCATCAACTATACTGTTTACAGTTATTGTTGCAACTAAAGCTGTTCCGCTATAATATTCTGTTCCTGAAACAATAGTTAGGGTTAACGTTGCACTATCCCCTACACTTACAGTATTCGCTGTATCCCAATTTGCTTCACAACTCGCAGTCCATCCGTCTAAACCTACAATATAAGTTCTGTGTCCGCTATCATTTTGATCAGTAGTTTCCAAAGTATCACCTACTAAATTTAATGTCCAACCCTTAACTCCTGCTGTTAAACCAGTAAAAGATAAAGCTCCTGATTTTCCTGCTACTTCTGCCATTCTAAATCACCTTCCTTTTTATTTTATTGCTGGATTTCCAGCCTATATTGTACAAAATAGTTCCAAATACCATTATCTCTCGTTAAATTATCTATTTCCCTTCGCATATATATGCTATCCCAGCCCGCTACGGTTAATGAACACCAATCGTATAACGCTGTCAGCTTCGTATATATATCATTAATCGTTGTCGAGCTATTATTATCATCAAATATATTAAACTGTATTATCACGTTTTCCATGTCTTCGGTATATGTATAATCAGGTCTACCGCTAATTTTATGATAGACAATATAAGGATATGCTGTCCCCTGCGGTGCTTCGGTTAGATACATACCCGATACTACCGCTTTGAGTGCTGCATTGCCATTATACTTATTCCATATTCCTGTGAATAATACTTGCATATGGTCTCCTTAAATTGGTTTGCCACAAACTACACAATAATTATCGCTTCCAGTAACCCCTTCTGCCCATACTTTATTTTCAGCTCCACAATGTGGACAATATATTATAGAATAACTATCAGTTGCATTTCCTAAAGTATAAGTGAGCATTTTAGTTGTATTGATATCTACAAATTTAATCATAATATCCCCCTCTAAATAATCTTCTTAAATAATTTTAATATAGCCTTTTCATTCTTATGCAATGCAGGTCGCAAATAAGGCTGTGGCGCCCGATTAATACCAAGTTCTATACCACCTAATTCAACTACCCTCGCATATTCAACATTACTGCCAACCCTGCCAGTCGTACCTTCGATTTCATGTGTAATAGAGCTTCTTAATCTACCCGTGTCTACAGGACATAATATTTTAGCGTCACGTTCCACCATCAAACAAGCCTTATTGATTATCTGCTTATTTGCCTTATTTATTTTGCTAATAACTTTTGCACCATACCATTTTACGCCCATTTATATTTCCTCTTTTAAAGTTATTCTTAATCGCCTATTTTGGCTATGCCCCATATTATTAATATAGATAATCTTATATGTAGTCGTACCTTTAACAAATATGTCAGCTTCGGTTATTGTCTCGCCGATAGGGTAGTCAATATAAAAGTAAAAGTCTGCGATAACAGTTTTCTTATCAGCCGAAAGCCGTTCATCACCTCGAATAGTAGATAGCACGTCTGTGATGTTTCGCAAGCCAGCCCAAGCGAATGTTTCGCCGCCCATTCCATCTGGTGTCCCTGTCCATCGCCTCAATTCCATTGTGACCTTTTTGCCTATCATAATTAAACCTCTTTTTTATTAGGTGGATAATATTCTTCTACATCAATATAACCTGGAGTTATAGCTTTTTTGACATCAAAAATAGTCACTCCCACTATTTGATTATCCTTATCACGTCACGTCTTAATAAAACTCCATCAATAATTTCCGTACTTACCGCAGGTTTATTTTTATTTTTAGAGATATATAATATATCGTATTTCACATCATAATTTGTTAACCTTTTTCTCATACAATCTCTCTCTTAACATATTTATTCAAAATAGCCTCCGCCTCTTTAGGTATATCCCCAATATCTAAAGTTACACTTATATCCCCTACTTTATAATTCTTTACCCCGAATATTTCCTCTTGTCGTTTTTGATATATATATTCAACTATAATTTTTATTGCCAACTGCAGGTCACCAGGCATATTATCGGAACTATACCCTGCATAATATGTCATTCTAACGTTGCCGTGACCTTCGCTAAAACCTGCTCCATAATATATATGGTCGTTAAACACTTCGTAATTATCCTCATCAATTTCACTACTGCCAATCCAAAGTTCCCGGAAATGCGATAATATTACATCGTCATCATCAGTATCAGATGTGATACTATCGGTAAAGGTTAGGGTTAAAGCAGCTACCCCGCCACTTGCAATGGTAAGCAGTCCGCTATTGCTATCGCTATTTTGCACTAATACCTTATCGCCTGCCACAAAACCATCATCTACAAAGCTACCACCGTCAGCCCTCTTTACTGTTTTAGCCGAACTATCCCAGACTAAATCGTCAAGATTAATCGCTAATACAGGATATTGTTCAAAATATATTATTGGCTGTCCATTCCCATCGTGTCTTTCCTTTACATATAGAGCCGCCTCAAATTTTCTGTTACAATAATTCTCTACCCAATTTTCAACTGAGCCGTGAATGACTGATATAATCTCTGATGGATCACTCGCTGCTATATCCGATGTTATAGTCTGGGCTGCTGTATGGTCTTGATTAAAGCCAAATAATAGCCCTGCATCGCTGCCCGTATGAGTATAAGCTATTGTATGACCTGCTCCCACATCTATTGTAAATTTCTTTGTAGTGGTCGAATAAGTGACCGTAGATGATATAGTAAATGCAGTATCTATTTTATCCTGTAGTTCAGTAGCTAAATCAGCCCCATTATACGTGCCGTCATCTACTTCTACACTCGTGGCACTGCCGCCGTCATAAGCTAATATCAATTTATCATGAGAAGCATTGACGGTAAAATAACCGATATCTACATTTAAATAATTTAATATATTTTCGAGAGATACTATCATTTAATCACCTACTTATTTATTTTTTTATCTCTTTTTTCGATTCTTTATTAGCTTTTAAATAATTCTTAAACTTCTTATTCAATTCTACCAAATGGTCTTCATAATATTGTAATGCACGCCAGTTATCATCAGCTTGTTTTCTAACTTCCTCAAGTCTACCTTTAAATTCTTTAAATGTATCGATGGTAGTTTTCATAAAATAATCTATAAGATTTGAACGATTATTTTCTTTAAATGTGCCATCTTCCTTAAAATATAATTCTCTTATCTTTTCTAATCCTTCTATACTCAATCCCCTTATTCCCCTTTCAAAATTTTCTAATGGACACCAGTTAGGAAATCTTTTTTCTATAACTTTTTTTATTGTCTTTTCCGTATTCTCCCCCTTAAAATAAGGGAGCAGGTTGCCCCGCCCTATTTATTTAACTTCCTCTTTCTTCTCTAAAACAAATTTCTCATATACCGAAAAATGCTCTTGCCTTAACTTCTCATCTTTGTCTAATTTTATTAAAGCATTAACGATAATTTCTTTTGCTTTATCACCAAATATAATTTCCTTTTCAGGTACTGCTCCCCAATCTTTTGCATTAATACCACCACCTTCTAAATCTTGCAAACCTGCCAATTTATATTCTTCTTCAGTAGGTGCTAATTCCATCTGCAAATCTCTAACTATTTTTAAGGTCGCAAAACTGCCTTCCTGTGGCAATAATGCTAATACTATTAGCCGTTCAAATAGATTTAGCCTTACCTTAAATGGCTCATATTCAGCATAAGCAACCATTCCTATAATTAAGATAATACACAATACTAATGCGGTTAATTTCATTCTACGATTTAACATAACTAACTCCTTTATATTTCTTTATGCGGTAAACAAACCCATCAAAGTTACCGCTAACCCAGCCACTATCTCATAATCTGGGCTTCCCTATATTTACGCCACGTCTTTTTCAACGGGCAGTTGATGAGGAGTTTATCTGTACCACCCCCAAAGATTTTCTATTAATCGTTCTGCCAATCTCCAACAGCAATCAAAGGAATATAATAATCAGCACCGTTAACTATAATTTGAATTCCTTGTTTAAATTGTATATTAGTTGAAGCACTTCCACCAGTTCTTATCATTGCAGCATCGGCATCTTCGTTAGTTGTAACAGTCTTAGCTGCTTCTGCATTGCCCAGCTCTAAGAGATATTTAGATTCTGTACCAGCACCACTTGTCATTAAAGTTATTAAAGGTACATCACTTGCGTCTATACCAGCACCTGCAATAGTCTCACAAACAATAGCAGCAGTTGGGGTCTGTCCACCTGTATCTGAATTTGAATATGCACCTGCATAGATACCTGTCCATATACCAGTCTTACCGCCAGTATGTTCAGCAGTAACATTTACTTCAAAAACTCCACCAGCAGCATTAGCAGCATTACCCGTAGGATTCGAGATAAGAGCCTGACC